TCGTCATTGGCTATTTTTAATAATGGACAAGATAGTTTCAAAGAAAGATTTACACAATTATCGTCAAATTCATTTATATCTATTCTGAGACCTTTTGCTATCCACCAAGTACCATAAGGATTATCATCCGTAAAAAAAGCTGTTATCAACCACCACAATGAATAAAGTTCTTTTTCTGTTATTTCTTCTATGTTTAGATGTTGAAGAAGATAACCAAAAATAATAACGTCCGTCTCTTCTAATCTTTTAGGTGGAAATGTCCTTAGATATCTATATATAATACTTTGAGCTCTACTAAATTTTCTGTAAGAATTGTATAGTAATATATTCGGTATATTAAGTTTTTCACCTATCTTCTCAAGGAGAGATAGGAACTCCATTTAAATATAGTCATTATTTTATTTTTAAAATTTTAATAAAATCCTCTTCTATAGAAATTTCTTTTCTTTTCCTAGAAAAAGGTTTTAACCAGTTTAACTGTTTTGGAGGTTTTTTATTCCAACTCCAAAAAACTCCATCTTTTTTAACATAAATTTTTCCTTTATAACGATTACTAACACACTCATATTTTCCATTAATTTTTTTATAAAACCTTTTAGGTACAAATTTTTTCTTAAACCTTTTTCTTGGAGCAATTTCATCCAAGACTTTAGCTTTTTTGTTAAAAGCTTTCGTGTCCCACCATTCTCTATATGCACACCCATTTCCACATATTCTACTATGTACTCCACAAGGAAATCCTTTCAAATTATTTCCTTTAATAGATACTACTTTACATACTTTTGGAATAGATTCTTTTATTGTTAGTCCTAAAAAGTCAAAATTTAGGGTGTAATCTGTTTTTGGAGGTATTTGTTGAGGATTTTGAATCAACATTCCTGCTTCTTTATAAAAATGATTATGTTTTATATAATCTTTTTCTCTACCACAAACTGTGCATCTTATACAACATTCTCCTTCTTTCATAAGATCTTTTATATGAAATTCATCCTTTAGTACTAAACCGTTCTTAGTATAAAACGGATTATAAGAATGTTCCAAACATTCTTTTGTACCAAAATTAACAAATTGTCCTAAAGAATTGTATTCGGGATTTTTTCTTCTCATCTTACTCATAATGATATCTTTTTTTTAAGACTGTAAAAATTTGAAAAAAAAATGTTAGTATTTTATAAATGGACTACTATAATAGATTTGGAAATGTCATGAATAGACAATCTTTTCAAGTTCCTCAAGTTGTCCAGAAGCCTTCTTATAAAATCCCAAGTGAAACTATCAATTTAATAAGACATTTTGGCCCTCTGATTATATTTTTTTTACTAATACCTGGATTTATATTTGAATTTGGTTTAGAAGATGATGATGAAAAAAGAAGAAAAATAAGCACTAAGACAGCATTTATACATGCATGTGTATTCGCTGGTATTCTTAAAATTGTACAATTTTTAGTAAATAAATTTTCTTAGCTATTAGTAATGAGCTTTAGCGAATACCCTCCAAAAACTACTTATTTAGAACCTCCTCTTTTCCAGTATTGTGGTAATAAGAAAGAATCAAGAGGTAGATGTATAGTACCTCTTCGTTATGAAAAACATACACAAGGAACTTTTACTAAAAAAAGATTTGACGAAAGTCCTAATTTTTCTATCGTAGCAGATTTTGACGTAGGTAAAAAAGGTCCTCCTCAAGGAAATCCTAGACCTTTAATACAAATTGGAAATGGATTTGTACAGTCTTCGTGATTTTAAAAGAATTAAAATATTTTATTAACATTAATGAGTAACAAACTTTATTGGCACAAACAACAAGAAGTAGTTCTTAAAAAATGGGCCGAGACAGCTAGTAGTTATCGTTATTTACACGACCGTTCTTTTCAAAAATACACAAGTCAAAACATGTGGTTTGCTATTCCTGTTATTATCCTCAGTACAATTACAGGCACTGCTAATTTTGCTCAGGCAAGTTTCCCAGATTCTGCTAAAGAGATAGCTCCTGCTATTATAGGTTCTTTAAATTTGGCAGCAGGTTTAATAACAACTATTGCTCAATTTTTGAGAGTAAGTGAGCTTTTAGAAGGACATAGAGTAGCTAGTGTAGCTTATGGAAAGTTTTCAAGGAATATTACAGTTGAACTTTCTTTACCAATAGAAGAAAGAACTATAGGAGGAACTGAGTTTTTGAATAATTGTAGGTCGGAATTAGATAAACTTATAGAACAAAGTCCTAACATCCCAATGAATATTCTCAAAAAATTTGAAAAAAAATTCAAAGATAAAGAATTTATGAGACCAGATATTCTTGAAATATCTTCTGTAGAAATTTATGTTCCAGATGAAGAAGAACAAAGAAAAGAGAGAGAAAAAATATTTAAGGAAGAGCAAGAAAAAAGAAAAAAAATTATAGAGGAAGAGAAGTCCACAATAGAAAAAGTTATGAGCGAAGCAGCATTAAGGAAGCAAGCAGCAAAAGAAGTAATTAAAATAGAAAACAAAAAACATAGAATGTCTGCAACTAGTGTATTTGGGGATATGGATAAACTTTTAGGGTTATTAAAACCAGGGGAAACCACGGAAACAATTGAAGAAAAAGATGATAGTGATACATCTTCAGATAACGGTACTACTTTTGACAATGGTATAACTTTTGAAAATAATGTTGAATTAATAGAAGGCGGTAAAAAAGAAGATGAAGATTAATTAAAGAAAAAAGAATAATTTTATATATGAAGAAAAAACTTTACGAAAGAAATAAAGAAAGTGTTTTTTTGATAGATAGTAAAATTCTACATAAAGAATACCCAATCCAAAATTGGAAATATAATAGACCACCAGATAAACAGAGAGTAAAAGAGATAAAAAATATTATATCAAATAATGGTTTTTTTGATAACAGAATATATCTAGCGGAAATAAAAACAGACACTAGTATACATTACTACTGTTATGATGGTAATCATAGGAGAGAAGCAATCAAAGAATTATGTGAAGAAAATAGTTTATTAGAAGTTCAAACTATGCCTGAATTAGTAATAAGTATAATACAAAATGCTTCTGAAGAAGAGGTAAAAGAAAATTTTAAAAATCTCAATAAAGGATGTCCTGTACCTGAATTATATACAGAAAATTTATCAAATCAAGAAATAAAAAATAACGTAGAATATATTGTTAACAAAATTATTACAAAATTTAAAAATCATAAAAGCTCTAGTAAACATGCTAGACGACCTAATTTTAATAAAGATACTTTAACTCAAAATATATTTGAAAAAATAAAAGATAAAAATATAGATAAAGATGAATTTTATGAAAGTATTTTAAAATTAAATAAGAAATATTCTTTAGGAGTGCATTTAGATTTGACCAAATTTCAAAATAAAAAATATTTCAAAAAATGTCAAGAAAACAATTGTTATCTTTTTTTAAAGAAAGATTTTACAGAGGATATTGAAATATAATTAAAGAAAAAAGAATAATTTTATCTAATAAATGGATTTATTGGATGAAATGATTCAAAGAAATATTAGACTTGAAAAAAGTGTTAATATTTTAGAAAGACATAAAGAAGAACCTCAGAATTTAATAAACAGAGAAGTGTTATACCAGAAGTATATTTGTCAATTTAGTGATGCTTATCTTAGTGGTAATGAATTTTATAAAAAGATAGGTGATAGTTATATAGACTGGTACAAAAAATATTATTTAAGTGATTCGAAAAAATATTTAAAGTATATAGGGATTATTAATTTTATTTTAAATAATGAGTACTAGTATGACAACAGAGGATACTTCTCCTAAACCTATAAAAATTAAAAAAAAAAGAGGCAGAAAAAGAAAAAAGAATTTTGATGATTTTAAAGTTAATTCTGATGATATAAATACAGTTGGGGACCTAATAAAACTAGCTAAAGCTTGGGATGAATTTCATATAGGATTATCTATTAAATCAAAAAAAAGACAAAGGTTATGTAAAAAAGCTTATGATTTGAATACATTATGTTCTATTGTAGATCATTTGGAAGAACTTAATGATTTGATTGGTTTAGAAGAAGTAAAAAAAACAGTTGTTAATCAAATATTATTTTTTATACAGGGTGTTAATAGTAAAGAAATGATGCACACCGTAATTACAGGTCCACCTGGAGTAGGTAAAACAACCTTAGCAAAGATTTTAGGGAATATTTATTCTGCCTTAGGATTTTTATCAGAAGGACATTTTATGCAAGTAGGGAGACCTGATTTTATAGCAGAATATTTAGGACAAACTGCTATAAAAACAAGAAGATTATTACATACTGCTTTAGGTGGCGTTCTTTTTATAGATGAAGCTTATTCTTTAGGACATACCAGTCACGGGGATTCGTATTCAAAAGAAGCTATTGATGTGATTAATCAATTTTTATCTGAGAATACAGAAGATTTTATGTGTATTATTGCAGGATATAAGAATGAATTAAAAAGTTGTTTTTTTGCAGGGAATAAAGGATTGGAAAGAAGATTTCCATGGGTGTATAATATTAAAGGTTATAGTTCAGACCAGCTAATGGAAATATTTAAGTATCAAGTTTTTAAAAATGGTTGGGATTTAGATGTTGATGAAAATATTCTTAAAAACAGTTTTAAAGAAAATAAAGATTTATTTACCAACAATGGAGGAGACTGTCTAACACTTTTTGATAAATGTAAAATACAAAGTGCAAGATCTTCATTTGGGACAGAAGAAACAGTAGAAAGTATCAGTGACAGAAGTTTTTTAAAAGGTATGGAAGTTTTTAAAAAATTTAAGAGTAAGGATGAAGAAGAAAGAAATCCACTTGTTAATATGTACATATAAAGATAAGTTGATATATTAAGTAGAATGAATAAAAGAAGCTCTAGTCAATATATCAATTTGAGAAATTACCATAATGGTATTAAAAATATTTTACTTTCTGAATATGACCAAGACGAAGGATACTCTCTTTTTGACGTATCAATAGGAAGGGGAGGATGTCTTCCAAATTTTGCTAGGACTAATGTCAATACTTTAATAGGTATCGATCCTTGTTATCTTTCTGTCAATATTGCTAAGAAAAGGTACAAAAACATGAAAATACCTATACAAAAAACTGATTGGATATCTCCATTCTTACCTACTAATAAATTTCATTTTAAAATGTTAAAAATAACAAGAGAAGGAAAATATTCAATTACTAAATGGGAAGATTCATATCAAATAGTTAAACTAATAGAAAGTTTTTTAGGTGATACTAAAAATCTTACTATTACAGATTGTAACGGAGGTATAGGAGGAGATACTATAACTTTTTGTAAAAATTTCAAACAAGTTAATAGTATTGAATTAAAAGAAAGTCATTTTAATATACTTGAATATAATTGTAAACTTTATAGTATTAAAAATGTTAATATTTATAATTGTGATTCTAGTAAAGTTTTAGACCTAGAACAAGATGTTGTATATTTTGACCCTCCGTGGGGAGGTAAAAAATATCATTTAGAAAACAAAATATTTTTCAAAGAACCTTTTACTCATAATCTATTTAATAAGATTAAAGCAAAAATTTGTATTATTAAAATACCAATAAATTTTGATATAATCCGTTTGATTAGGCAAATAGATAAGAAAATTTGGAAAAAGTGGAAAATTTATAATCTGTATAGCTTTAACATAATAATTCTTTATAAAGAAGAGAAAGAAAGAATATTGGCTTATTCTAGAAGATTAAAACCAAAATGCCATAAAAATACTTTTAATATTTTCAGAAATATTTGTATAACCGATAATAATACTGAATTAAAGCTTAATAAATGGTTAGGGGATTTTAAGTTTAATGTAGTTTCTTGTCAATTTACTCTTCATTATTTTTTTGAAAAACCTTCTATGTTAGAAAACGCTATAAGAAATATTTCTAACTCTTTAGAAAATGGAGGAAAATTTATAGGAACTAGTATAGATGGAAATAAAGTTCAAGAAGTTGTTAAAGATAATGATTATATAGATAGTGATTACTATGTAATTTCAAGGTGTTATCAATACGAACCTTCCGATATATACGGTAACAAATATTACTTCAAATTAAAAGAAAAAAATAATACAGGAACTTACTTTGATTTTAAAGAAGAAATACCTGAATATCTTGTAAACCGTGAAGAATTTATAAGGGTGTGTAAAAAATATCATCTTAAATTAGTACAAATAAAGGAATTTAGCGAATATAATCATGAAGAGTACAACCTTAGTGATTATGAATATTTTATAAGTTTTTTATATTTTTCATTTATTTTTGAAAAAGATATTGATTACTAGTATATGGTATTTGGAATCATACTAAAGATATTAGGATTTCCTGCAACTTTATTATGTAGATTATTTAATGTTCCATTTGCTGGTAAATTAGCAGCGATTTTAGTAACACTTGTCTATATATTTACTTATCTTATGATAACATGGTTAGTTAATAAATATATGATCATTTATCCAGAAAAATTCCCATGGTATATATCAAAACCTTATTTATTCTTTAAAGGTATTTTCGGAAAAAAAGATGGTTTTGTCTCTCCACCATTAGAGTACAAAAAACAATTAAATAACGACGGAGGAATAGGTTGGGTACCTTACTACGGTAAACCTGGAAGGTCTTGTGAAGGAGATCAAGATTGTCCAACTTTTCAAAAATGTGAAGAAGATAAATGCGTAATACCACCAATAGTACGCTAAAATTTTCAAAATATTTATACTAATGATAAACCAATACTTTATTGTCAGTATGAATATTCGAATAGGTTACGCGTGTCTAAATATGACTCTACGGGGTGATAAAACTACCCCTAGAATCAGTGTAGAAGAACCAAGTAAAATACCAATATTTTCTAATAGAAGTTGTATTAGAAAAACAATAGAAAAAAAAGGAATGGACTATCTTAAAGATTTATGTAAAAAAAATGTTCAAGATATTCCATCCATTCTTGAATGGAATGAAAAACATGGAATCAAATTTTACAGATTGTCAAGTATGATGCTTCCTCATTTTACAGATCCTGAAGTTGAAAGATTTTCTATGGACTTTCTTAAAAAAGATTTCGAAAAAATAGGAGAAGTTGCAGACAAATACGGTCACCGCTTAACTTTTCACCCAGGACAATATAACCTTCTAACATCCCATAGACAAGATGTTGTGGAAAAAACTCAAATGGATTTAAGTATGCATGCTGATATTCTAGATGCTATGAATAGAGATGACGACTCAGTTATGATTATTCACGGAGGAGGAGCTTATGGTGATAAAAAACATGCATTAGAAAGATTCGTTGAAAATTTTAAAAAAATGCCAGAAAATGTCAAAAGAAGACTCGTCTTAGAAAATGATGAAAGAGTTTATAGTTCTAGAGACTTGCTACCGATATGTGAAGCACTTGATATACCTTTGGTACTAGACTTTCATCATTACAATATATATCCAGATGGACAACCAGTAGAAAATATACTTATGAGAGCACTAAACATTTGGGACTATAGAGGAATTACTCCTAAGTTTCATCTTTCAGATCAAAGACCAGGAGCTAGGACAGGAGCACATGCAGATTATGTAGAAGAAATACCACAAATTCTCTTTGAAACTGCTAAAGAAACTCCTCTTGATATTATGATTGAAGCAAAACACAAAGAAAATTCTGTATTTTGGTTAATGAATAAATATCCTGAATTGAATATCAAGGATGTTAAATTTACATAAACATAATTAGACGTAATAAATATGACTTCTTTAACTTGGACATCGAACAACGAATTTAAAAAAGGCCCTGGTGGCTACTACACTAAAATCAAACCTATGCTCGCACATAATCTTTACGAAACCTCAGGTAATAGAAAAGGGAAGATGACAAATATGCCAAGAGGTTACAAAGGAGATCCTCCTGTAAAAGGATGGTTAGCATCTGAGAAATTAGATGGGATCCGATGCATTTGGACTGGAGAACACTTGTTAACAAGACAAGGAAAAAAATTTAATTTCGTACCAGAATGGTTCATGGACAAACTTCCTAAGGGTTTACCTTTAGATGGAGAATTATGGTGCGGGAGAGGTATCAAAAACTATCAATACATCGCTGGTATTTCTAGTTGGGGAGGAATAACTTTTTTAGACAAGCTTGAAGAAGCTCAAAAAAAACCAGATTCGAAAAAATCAAAAAAGATTTTAGAAAAATACAAAGAACTTGACAAAAAATGGAAAAATGTTACTTTTCAAGTTTTCGATAGCCCTGTTTCTGATGTTCCTTACGAAGAAAGGATTAAACTTATAAAAAGTAAATTAAAAAATCCTTTAAAATTAGTAAAATTTTTTAAAATTAAATGTGAAGAACAGTTACAAGAGTATTATGACAATATTATAACATTAGAAGGAGAAGGTGTTATGTTAAGAGCTCCTGGAAGTCCTTATGAAGAAAAAAGGTCTCGCTTACTTCTCAAAATGAAACCTATTGAAGATTCTGAAGGACAAATTATTGAATACAAAGAAGGTGAAGGTAAATACAAAGGACTATTAGGTTCGTTTATTTGTCAAATGGTTGAAAAGGGAAAACCTGTTTTTTTAAAATCAGGGGAACCAAAAACATTTTGTATAAGTGGTATGGATGATTCTGTAAGAAAAAATTACAAAAATACTCATCCAATAGGTACTTTGATTACTTATACATACAGTCAACTTACTGGTGATGGATACCCTAGATTCCCTAGATACAAAGGAATTCGACATGATATGATTGTTAAAAAAAGAAAAAGAGAAGAGTTTCTTTATGATGAAAATTTAGGAGATTATCCTATCAATAAAATTATAAAAGATGAGTTTGAAGAACTTATTAAAAAAGTATCTACTACTAGGGAAAATGGTTACACTTTTAAAATAGCTAATTACAAGAAAGCTATCAGAGGTATTGTAAGTTACGATAAACCTGTTAAAGACAAAGAAACAGCTCTTGAAGCAATGAAAGAAGTTGGAATGAAGAACCCAACAAGGATTATTGAAAAAATAGAAGAGATTATTCGTTTTGGAAGTCTTAAAGTTACTAAGGTTAGTAAAGTTGACCCAAAAGTTCAAGCAGTTCAAGAATTAAAAAGAATACCTGGTATTGGTGATGCAGTAGCATCAAGACTTTACGATGAAGGTTTTAAAAGTATTGCTGATATCATAGAAAGAGGTGAAGACAGATTTAAGAAATGTGCTAAATACATCGATGACATCGAACAAAGAATACCTAGGGTAGAAATGGTGAAATGGAGAAGAACTCTTAAAAATTGTCTGCCTAATGATGTAGAGGGAGAATGTATGGGTTCTTACAGGAGAGAAAAAGAAACAAGTGGTGATATTGATTTTTTAATTGTTTCAAAAAAGAATGACGGTTGTATTAAGCAAATTCTTAATAAGATTAAGGATAAAATAAAAGTTTTGAAGACTTTATCCAACGGAGAACACAAATTTATGGGAATAGTGCGTTTCAGAGAAGGAGGTACAGCTAGGAGATTGGATATATTCTGGGAACCTTTAGAATGTCTTCCATTTGCTCAATTACATCATACTGGTTCAGGAGAATTTAATGTAAAATTGAGGAAAATAGCTAACGAAAAGGGATACAGGATTAGTCAAAAAGGGTTGTATAACTTAAAAAAGAAAGTCTATTTGAGGAACAGTAGATTCAAATCCGAAGAAGACATCCTTAAATTTTTAGGACAAGAATATATTTCTCCAAAAGACAGATAATTATTTTCTTGGTTTACTAGTATAATGAGTAAACCTGGAAAAGTATTAAGAAATATTTGCAAAAAATTGGGGGTACGTTTGACTGTTAAGAGAGGTAAAAAGAGGGTGTACAAAAGCGTTACTGTCCTTAAAAGACAATGTGCTAAGAAAAAGAAGAAAAAGGTTGTTAAAAGAAGAGCAAAGTTCGGAACTCAAGGATCTGGACGATCATTGGAAGTAGCACAAATGATACTTAACAGATTAGCTAATAAAACTGGACAAAATTTAGAAAAAGGTTTGGAAGGCAGAATACTTCTTTCTAGTCATAAGAATCTTGATAGGGGAGTAAGTGATGAAATATCGAGATACCGAAGACCACCTGTACAACAATTTCCAAATAATGAAATATCTAGGATGTTAAGAGATGGGGATCGTGTCGTTATCCCTAGCAATAGTTTAATAGAAGGTTATCGTCGAGCTTGGGATCCTGCTGGAAATTTTAGAAGAGCTGTTTTTAGAAGAGTTAAGATACGGAACTCTAATTTTAGTGGTGATTTTGAAAATGCTACTTTTCGAAGAGCTGATTTATCTGATTTTTGGTTTCACAATAATTTTCAATCTTGTAATTTCACAGGAGTTGATTTTAGAAATTCTATTCTAAATTATTCCTATTTTCATACTTGTAATTTTACAAATGCTAATTTACATGGAGCTGATTTAATCCAAACTCATTTAACGATTAGTAATTTTAAAAATGCTAATTTACGAGGGGCTAATTTAACCAATGCTCATTTAATGGTAGCTGATTTACGAGGAGCTGATTTACGAGGAGCTGATTTAACAGGAACTGTTTTAACTTTTATAACTTATGATAGACATACTAAATTCCCTTCTAATTTTGATAAATCAAGATTAGATACACCTACCTTTATTAATGATCCATTTGAAGTTGACAGACGTGGTAATTACACTTCATTTTATGGAAAAAGAAGAAAACGTAAAGTTAAAAAACTTAAAAAAAGAAAAAAATAATTTTCTTGGTATACTATTAATGAGTAAACCCGGAAAAGTATTAAAAACGTTGTGTAAAAAACTCGGAGTGCGTTTAACTGTTAAGCGCGGTAAAAAGAGGGTATACAAAAGTGTTGCTGTTCTTAAAAGGCAATGTGTTAATAAAAAGAAAGGTAAAAAGAAGAAAAAGAAGAAAAAGGTTGTTAAAAGAAGAGCAAAGTTCGGAACTCAAGGAGCTTTGGATTCATATTACACATCACAAATGATATTGAACAGATCAGCAAATAAAGCTAAAAAAAATTTAGAAAAAGGTGTGGAAAGCAAAATGTTGCTTATGGCTAATATGACTCTCCCTGAAGAAATAAACCAATCAATAAGACAACGCCCAGTATTAAGTACTCCGTTCTGGAATTCAGTAAAAGTACAAAGAATGAGACTAAGGGGTGAGCGTGTTGTAGCTCCTTTTTTTAATTTAAAAGGGGTTAATTTACAAAGGGCTGATTTACAAGATGCTAATTTACGAGGGGCTAATTTACGAAGGACTTGGTTAATGAAAACTGATTTACGACGGGCTAATTTAAAAGGGGCTAATTTATTCAGGTCTGTTTTACAATCTGCTAAATTACAAGGGGCTAATTTAGAAAGGGCTGATTTAAGACATATTTATTCAAGATTCGCTGATTTAGGAGGGGCTAATTTACGAGGGGCTAATTTAGAAGGGGCTAATTTAAAAAATGCTATTTTACAAGGGTCTGATTTAGAAGGGGCTAATTTAGAAGGGGCTAATTTAACCAATGCTAAATTAACATTGGTAAGTTCAGGAAAGATAAGAGGATTACCTAGAGAAATGCCACATTATTATACTATACATAGTGGTTATATTATTGGTCCTGGAGTTGATTTAGAAGGGGCTAATTTACAAGGGGCTGATTTAAGATTCGCTAATTTAAGACACGCTTATTTACGAGAGGCTGATTTACGAGGGGCTAATTTAAAAGGGGCTGATTTACACGGAGCTGATTTATACGATGCTAAATTACAAGGGGTTACCTATAACGATAGGACACAATTCCCTGTAGGATTTAATAAGAGAAATCCTTTTCATTTTCTTAATTATTCAAGATATTTCGGAAAAAAGAAACGTAAGAAAAAACGTAAAAAAAGAAAAAAATAATTTTCTTGTTTTACTATTAATGAGTAAACCCGGAAAATCATTAAAAGAGTTGTGCAAAAAACTCGGAGTGCGTTTAACTGTCAAACGTGGTAAAAAAAGGGTGTATAAAAGTGTTAAAGTTCTTAAACTACATTGTAAAAGAAAATTTAAAAGGAAGAGAGTTGTAAAGAAGAAGATGAAA